CCTAGTCCTACAAAATAGGTGTTTCCTTGGGTGTCTAAAAATACATAGTCACCTATTGTATTCATAGCATGTTGAACTACATCTCCATAAAAAGCATCCTTTCCAACATAAGATATGGATGTGTCTAAATCGATATATACAGGCATTATTGCCTCTTCAATATTTCCCCATAAATTTGGTGGTGTAGCGATAACAGATTTAAACTGTTTCTCTTCGTATAAATCTCCTCTAATTGTTGAATCGAGTATATCTAGAGTTTTTATATAAGTTGTGTTTAAAGCTGTATCTGCCCATAACATAGATTGATTGGATACACTAAAGGAACTACATGTGTAATCTACAAAGACTGTGCCATTTCCTCCTGATAAAGAGGTCTTGTATATCTTTAATCCATCATCATAGTTTAAGTAATAAATATCATCAGCTACAAATAAAGGATAAGTAGCTATCACAGTGGTTAACTGTGTGTGTGTATCTCCTACTATATCGTAAACATATAAATTATTATTATTTTCCATGTCAGAATAAACAACAAAAGTACTATCTGCATTTACATCAAATGTCTTTATCGCTTTATCTATCACAAGAGTTCTATCTGAATTCGGGATACTACTTATCGCATTGTATAATTTTAACGTATCCTTATCTAAGAACCATAAAATACCACCTAGTAATCTAAATTCAGTTGAATCTGTTCTAACTAAATTAGCTGATGGAGTATTAGTCTTGATAGCATATTTTGCTCCTGGATCTATTAATGCAGCTATGTCACTAATACCTGAGGCTGTTGTCTGAGCTACTGCATCAGGATCGTAGATATTAGTTATCACCCCTTCTTGTCCAAAATTACCAGGTATTGATAAATTGGATTGGTATGGAGGTAATTCATCTAAAGTAAATACTTCTGGTGCATAGGCTACCATGGTTATCTGAGCTTTTAAATCCTCAGATGCCGACTTGTTTATTACAAGATATTCTCCTGTTTCCTTCCCTACTTCTCCAAAACTATATAAATCATCCACTTGTAGATCATAAGGTGCTGGAGTAGTTAAAGTAACTAGTTGAGTTGTATCCTCTGTATTATTTACAGGAAAGGTTACTTGTTGCCCTGTGCTATATCTAACAGTTACACCATAATCCTTACCTATTTCCATAGTCACGGCCTCATCTAATTCTAGGGAAATAATATCCCCTGCATTTTCAGTTACCTGATTAAGTCTCCCTCTGGCTAATCCAATTAGTAATTCATCATAAGACACTGTTACTAAATCGCCAATATTACTTAGGACATATTCCCAATCCATTGTTGCTGTAAGAGTCTCTGTTCTTCTTTCTAGAACATTTATTAGATAACGCATTATTTCTGTAGCATGTACTTGTTCTGTTATACCTGTTAAATCTACTTTTTCTATTTTAGTTGCTTTCTTTTTTCCTGCACTTCCATCAACATTATAATCTGATCGGTACATATAAAAAGGAGTTATAGGTACATAGCCGTCCTTAGCTGATATATAGGAAATCTTATATCCATGCACATTTCTAGCTGTTGCTAAATCTACAGATAATCCATATGAGTTCTTGTCTGTTATTAACTGTGTTGGGAAGGCTCTATATGTATCTACTACTACTCCGTATGTTTCACCAAAAAGTAAGGAAGCCCTACCACAAAAAGCAATCATATTTAAGACACTTTCGATAGACCCTGGAGAATCTAATACTATGTTACATTCATAACTATTTAATTCACAGAATTCAAACCACTCTTCTAAAGAAACCCAATCTATTTCAGCATCACTAACAGGTCTAACATTTGGTGATCCTTGTAAAATATATAAGAATAATGCTGCTGGATTTGCTGTAGATTCTACAAGTGTCCATTCACTTGGTCCTGTCCCTGTTCCTGAATATACAGGTACATGAGTTTGTACTTCAAGGTTTATATCATTGATTTCTCCTGTGATTAAACTTGTTCCCTCATCATCTTCTTGTTGATCTGTCATTTCAAGTGTTATTGTTGTGTATTTAGTTAATGCTTCAGGTAATATAACATCTAAAGGGCTATAACAGGTTATACTAGATAACATCATGTCTGTAGACTGCCCTACTACATTACCATTGTAAACCATAGAATTTGCTTGGTTTTTATCTTGGTCTACCCCTCTAGTTATCCCTAGTTTGTATTTATGCTCTATGTTTAATGATGGTAGATCAAAGGAGAAAGTTGTTGGCTTTGAAGGATTCTCTGTAGTTCCTGGTCCTCCCACAACTTCATAAGCTTTTTCATATACAATATTATCCTCAGGTATAGGGTTGTCTAAAGTTAAGTCATAAAGTTCCACTCTAAAATAAGCTTTAGTTTTAACAGGGGTTGCTTCCTTTGTTATAACTTTCCTGTATTGGGTTGTGTACCCTTTTCCAGCATTTGGGGGAGCAGGAAGCACTTCCATATACGACTCTTCTGGGTCTGTTCCTTGAGCATAAAAGAAAGGCATTATAATATCACATTTAGCATCAATTACCCTAGTTGGTAAAACAGTCCAAATTCTATGAAAACCCTCTGAATTATATGTAGGTAATCTTCTACCTAAATTCATAAACTTAATAGCTTTATCTCCATAAGGCGTTATATCATTTTCTGTTACAACTGTCCCCTGTAGATCCTCTACAGATATATTACCTCGCTGGTATGTTCCTGGGATAGGTTGAACTTCAGAATGACCCAATAAATATATTTGTCTTAGTGTTTGAAAATAAGTTAGAGTTGTTGCTGTGTCTGTATCTATTGGTAACGAGCTATCTTCAAAAGTAAACGATTTTGAAGCAGGTCCTACATTGAAATCACCTGTAACAATATTCTCCACATAAGGTTGAGCTGCTTGTAATGGGTAGTACTTATGTCTACCTAGAATTAACGGTACTGGTTGATCTTTACCAAATAAGTTTGACCCTCCTCTTAGATAAGATACAGATGATGCGTTAGGAGGAGCTAATCTATGATTAGATGTTTCAGGTGTTAACGCTGTAACAACATCTACCATTAATTGAACTGCTATGGCGGCTATTCCAGTATTAATAAGATAACCACCTATGGTTGCACCTAGTCCTCCTGTAAAAGTTGTTAATAGTACTCCTGCAATTATAAGTACAGCTCCTCCTATATAACTTACTAGTTGTATCGGATTTACCTCTCCCTTAGGGATAACTTTTATTGTTATGATTGATCCTTCTTCAGGAATGAAATCTAAATCAAAATCTCTCAGGTCATTAACCATGATAGCCATGTCCTGCTCTTGTGGGTTTAATCCCTGCATTAAAATAATATCTATTATTCTAGAACCTTGTTCTATCTCTCTAACTTCATAATCACTACTAAATGGATCAGATTGTACTATAACTCTCATTGACACGATAATATCCTTTTATTCTACTTTTTATTCTTGGGCTGTTTAATGGCTCTATACAAGCCCCAACACCCTTAGTGGTATGTAACATCATATTTTTGCTAATAACCAGTCCTACATGAGCTGACAGCCCACCAGAGGATAAAACAACCACACAACCCTCCTCAGGATTATCTAATTTAATACCTGATACTAATGGAGTGTTTAGTTCTATCACTTTACTTGTTTGGTCACGATTTAAACAATCTGAATAATCAAGTAACTCTGGTACTATTATAGCATACTGGTCTTTTAAAACGACTGAAACTAAACCCCAACAATCTAGTCCTGTTTTTTTGTCTCTCCCTCGGTTTTTAAAGGGAATTCCAATATACTCTTTATATTCCAAAGAATAGTCCTGGAAAGTTATTTGAGTCTAAAACAAAACTAGATAAACTATTCTTAAGTATGTTGGGTTTACTTACTGAGAATGACACATTATATCCTGCAAAGTTTATATTTTCTGTTGAAAATTCCCATGGACCAAGTTCTATTTGATCTGGTGTATCAGCAAAAACTACAAAGGCCTCTAGGTTAATTTCTTCTAGGTTTCCTCTTATCTTGCCCACTAAGTATCTAGTAATATCTTCAATAGTTACATTAGCTGTGAATGTGCTCTCCCCTTCTGTTGGAGCAGTAAAAGTAACTCCATAGGGTTCGTATACTTCTGCATTATGTGTAACAGCTGTAGTATTACCTACTATTCTAATATCATCTACCCAATCTGTATTCGTGAGTTTAAGCATCACTAATGCTATTTTGTTTGTTTCTGGTTTTAACGATTCTTCTATATATTCACTTGTTAACATTATTTATCCTTCTTTTTAAGCTACTAGTAATACCAAGGACATTTGAAGTGTCCATGCATTTCCTGATTTAGGTGTGATAGTTCTTTTCTTTATTTTCGTTTCTACAAAAAATCCTGGATTGCCTGGTTCAGGAAATAAAAACGATAATGCTCCGAAAGCTATTGTAGTCTTATAAAACTCATTGAATGTAGCTCTCTGTGCTGTTGTTAATAACATATTTCCATTTATGGGTTGGTATGCTTCTGTACTTCTTGGTCTGGTTTTATCTGGACCAGATATCATCTTTGTTCCTATTACATTATCT